CCCTAGCAATGTCCCAACCAGCATCATCATTAATGCTTATATTAAGCCCCATCATAACACCAGGAACATCTACTAAATAATCACCAATAGTTAATTTAATTAAATTACCTCTCATAAATCCAGCAGATGAATAATCCGGAGCACAAAGTGATGCTAAATAATTTAATTTAGAATATACATATTTTTGTTCATAAGCAGATAATACAGGGATTTTGAAACTAAAGCTAATATCTCTGGAAAAACCATCGTAATTAAAGAAATCTTCTCCCCTACCCATGTACTTTTTAGTAGACCAAGAAGCTCCATAATTATCAGATAAACCTTCTATGTATGATCTAAAATGGATGTATGTGTTATTTCCGGTACCATCATTATTAATTTTAACGATACGAAAATTTACTGTATCTTCTAAATCAGAAGCAGCTTCTGTTGATTGATAAAGTGGTTTAGTTGTAATTTTGTCAACTCTTACTTTAACATTATCTACACTTTTTCTTTTTACTCGTGAATTATAAGTATTTCCTTCTCCATATTTGGCTTCACGAGGAATATTCATATCTGGGTTGCCATAAAGGTAACCACCTCCTGAGTTTACTCCCGATGCTCCACCATTAGCTAAAAGTATATTAGCTAAATGTTTACCCGTAGGAGCTAATGCTGTATTAGCAATAATAGAAGCAGGAACTGTACTTATGGTAGTCCATTTTTTAATGTCTAAACCATACAACATAATATTTTTAGAAATTTCTAAACCTTGTTGTTTGGCTATAAAAGTAAGTCCTGAGGGTGATTGTAAAAATTTAGATATTCTTAATGAATCATTAATTGTGCTAGACCCAATTAAAGAACCTCCCCTGACAATCTGGTCTAGACCACCAGTATTGCCTACACCTTCAAAATTAGTAGGGATAGGGGTTTGGATATAGGGTTGCCCACTATTACCTCCGCCAATTCTATCCTTACCGTACTTTAAAGATTTAAGATCGGTCTTTAAATCAATTAACGGCATTATTTAGGAAGATTATCTAAATATTTTTTAGGTTGTTTGTTTAGATCTAATTCAGATCCTGTTAAACTTTTAGGGTTGATTTTGCCTTTACCATCGTATTTTTGAGGAGTAGAGGCAGCTTGACCTAGTGGGGTTTTGTTTAAACTGTTAATTAGTGCCATGATTTTTTATTTATAAATATTAAACATTATTGAGTTCTATAAGATCCAAGTACTAATGCTTGACCTACTTTTTGTCCGTCAATAGTTACTATTCCTCCTTTTTCAACAGCTGTTACTAATCTTTCAAGAAGAGCAATCATTTTAGGATCACCACCCGTTAAATTAGTTCCACCCATTACAATATCATCCTTACGGAATTTTTGGATTTTACCACCTTGCATGATAAAGTCTTCAGCTACGTCGTCTCCACCTAATGCTTTAGCTAGTGGTGGTGCTAATGCTTTTTGAACTGCTGGGAGGTTACCGATCCAATCCCCTATTAAACCACCTAAAAATCCACCTCCAAAAGTTCCTACAACAGGAACAACTGATCCTGCTATAGAACCTAAAGCACCTCCTAAAATACCGGTTGCAAGAGGAATAATTTGTTGTGCTTTTTCTAAAGATGAACCAGCACCTGCCAAAATAGAAGCTAAAGATCCTATATTAAGAATGGTACCTATTAAACCACCTTTAACAGCTTTACCTATAAATTTACCAGCACTTCCAGTAAGTGATTTTTTAAGTATATTTAATGGATTTGCTTTAGCGGCTAAATTTCCTGCTTTTGAAGCAGTATTTGAAACAAATTTACCTACACTACTATTCGATATTTTCTTTCCTATGTTACTAAAGAAACCACCACCACCTGTACTTCCTGAAGGAGAGGGTGCTTTAGTAAATTTACCTGTAGCAGGATCTCTATATCTACCGGTTTTAGGATCTAATTTTGAGCCTGAAGAGGATTTTGATTTAAACATATTTCTAATCGTATCTACTAACCCTCCATCTTTGGTTAGTACTACATACATAGGCATTGCTTTAGTACCTCTTAAAGCTTGTATACCTTTCATAGCTAAACCGATAGCGGAGGTAGTAGCAACAGTAGCAAGAGCGGAAAACCATGGGTTTTCTTTAACAAAATTAGAAATTTTTGTGACTCCTTTTCCCAAAGCTTTAGCTCCCTTTTCTATAGATTTAGCAAAGCTTTCTGCTTTACCAGGAAGGGAATCTATAAATGCAGAACCAGCAGGACCAGTTACCCAGTCAATCATAGGTTTTAAAACTAAATCGTTAAATAAGTTGTTTAATGTTCCTTGAATTTTAGTCCATATATCACTTAATGTTTGAACTAAAGGAGCTAATTTAGTATAAAAGTTAATAGAAGCTTCTTGTTTTCTTCTATCAATTTCTGCGTTTCTTTCTGCCTCTGAAACTGAAGACATCATAGCTTTAAGCCCATCTTGTTGGCCATCTACTAAATCACCTTGAACTGATTTATTTTTTTCTGCCTCCATTAACATATCTGAAAGGCCATCACGGGATAGGCCGATAGATTTAGCAAATGAGTCTTGTGCAGCACGGTTCATGTTTTGGAAATCGTTAATCGAACCAAATTGGTCAGCAATTTCCGACATTAAGGTTTTAGAATCGTTGTTTAAAGCTGCTTCTCTGGCTTTTTCAAGATTTAGGTCTTTACCAGTCATTAATTCTGCTTCCATTTCGGCAGCAATAGAATCTTCAATATTTAATAAGCTATTTGCTATATCTTCTACTTTGGATAATTCTAAACCTAATTTTTTAGATTGAGCAACTGCTTTTAACAACTCTTGAGGTTGTGCTCTAAATTGTAATTTAATAGTATTTGATTGAGCTGCAGTATCCTCTAGTAATTTTTTCTGGCTAATAGCAAGTTTATTGGTTTTAATAACCTGTAGAGCGGTATCTGCCATGTTTTTAACCATAGTGCCTGCTTCTTGGCCAGATGCTTTAGCAAATGCTTGAAATTTAGCCAATGAATCCGCAGACATACCGGCAAATGTATTTAATTTAATAAATACTTTTAATGTATTTGCTGATAATTTTTCAGTTGAACCCATTGCCGAATACAGTTGGGTAACTGATTGTTTAGAAGCTGCTACTGTTGGGCCTATTCCTGCTACTGATCCGGCTAATTTGCTAGCAGCACCTTGGGCTAGACCTAATGTTCGAGCTACTTGGGTATTTTCTTCACTTATTCGTTCAGCGGCGGCTTTACCTTCTTTATATCCCGCTGTTACAAAGTTAATTGCTTTTTTTATTAAAGCAAAAGCACCTCCGGCTAGCACTAAAGGATCTGTTATATTTTCTAAAATAGCTTTACCAACTACTTTAAGGGCAGAGCCCATTGCTCTTATTTTAGTTAATAAACCTCCAGCTCTTTTACCACCATCAGTAAGACGTGATGCTGTTGCTTTAGCAGCTTTAGCAGCGTCTTCAAAAACATTGCCCATATCACCTAAACCAATTTTATTAGTAAAGGAAGCAATACCTTTCATAGCTACACCAGTTAAACCTGTAGCTTTTTCAATATTTTTTTGCTGTTTTAAAAGTTCTTGGGTTTTTTTAAGCTGAGAATTCATTACTGAATCCTGAGTAGTTAACTCATTGGTAATATTTACTAGAGTTGTTTCTTCTTCTTCACTTAAACCTACACTTTTTTTCTTTGCTTTAAGTTGAGCTTCTTGATAACGAAGATTTTCTTGTTCTATTTTTTGTTTAGTAACTAATGATCGTAAATCTTTAGAAGTTAATTCATTAGTACCTCTTTGGTGTTGTCTTAATTTATCGGCAAGATCTGCTAACTTACTAAAAGATTTTATACCATCTTTAGATAAATCATTATTTTTCTTTAGTTCATCAACAACACCTTTCCAACGAGCTTGAATATTTTCAACACTATCGTCTAAATCTAATAACTGTTCTTTAGCTTCTGATAAGGCTTCATTTAGGGCATCCCATGATTGAGTATCGGCCTCGAGGAGTAATTTTCCTTTATTTAACTCTGCACGAAGTCTATTTACTTCTTGTAGGTCTTTTTTAAATTTATTTAAATCGTCTCCAGTTAATTTGGCCATAATAACATATAATTATATGCTATAAATATTAGAAAATATTACTTTTTTGTAGCTTGTGCTACATAATCAGGAACTTTAACATTTTGAGGTTTAGCAACTGATCCTGCTGCTCTCATATTTGATATAGATTTAGATACTACATCTCCTGATTCGGCTTCATTTTGTTCTTCATAATACTTTTTCATTTTATTCCATGTAAAAGTACGAAGAGGTAATGGCATATTATAAACTGTGTACCAGTCATAACCGCCATTACCGTGAAATACTATTTCGTGTATTTGAGTAAATAAATTACTTCTATAAATTGCCGCTTGTTCAGGCGTCAGGGAAAAAAAAGTTTACGCCAATTGGTAAATCGATTTCTTCCTCTCCACCATTCAAATCAACGGTGACTTTTAAATCAATATCTGGTTGGATTTCTTTGATGTGTTCTCTAAGAGCTCTAGAATCACGAGCTAAAAGATAATTATCTACAAATTCACGGATTGATTTAGGTGTTTCATCTCCATTTACTGAGAGAATAATGTATTTGAGACGAGTAGTTAGTTCAGGAGAAGCAAGCTTATTGACTTTTTTAAGTCCCTTAATTTCAGCTTCAATTTTATTTTCTAAATGACCATCTACTAATCTAAAAGTAATAGGGGTTTCAGAATGAGGAAGAGTAAAAGAAAATTCGTTTTTGCCAGGTTCAATAGGTTCAGCAATAAATTCTTTATTTTCTAATGCTGTTAAATCTACAGTATGTTCAGCACCACCATAATCAAATGAATAATCTTTACCATAACCTAAAATACGAGCAGCAATCAAAATAGCATTTTTATCACCAATTAAAAGATCATTATAATCTACTTTAGTAATAATAAGTGATTGAAGCAATTTGTCAAGAACAGTACCTTGAGTAATATAGTTTTGGTTTGTTAAAATATCTTCTTCTTTAGCGGTCATGTATTTCATTTCAATTTTACCGCTACGCAAAGGATGTCCTTCGGGATACAAAACACCTTTTGAAGGTAACTCAATAGTTTCTGTAGGAAACTTAAATTTATTTTCTTCCATAAATAATTTTAATAACTTTATTCCATTATACATATGTAAAATAAAAAAGAGCTTGACCGAAGCCAAGCTCTCTTAAAAAGTATTTGAATTTCTTTTAGAAGTTCAACACACAGTAATCCATTCCTAGAGTTACTGTCAAGCTCTGAGCAGCGTTTTCGTTGTCCCAACTATATTCACCGAATTCGGCTGCTTTAACAAAGGCACCTTTAATTACCCATTCTGAAACGATATCACCTACAGGACCTAATACGTCGATAGTAACATCTTTCTTATAAAAATCAGAATAGCCATCGCGACCAGTTACTGATTCGTGGTGTAAACGTACCCATTCCATTACAGCTTGAGCACCTGAAGGAGTGATAGGATCGAACAAGGTCATTGTTAAATCATTCCACTTCAACTTACCTTTTACTTTTCTATAAGTGTTGATATGGTTTAATACAATTTCGTCTTGCGAGAATCCGACAGATGAAATACCTTTGATAGTATACGATGGGATACCGTCTACATACATGATAAATCTATTCTGTACCTTCGGTTCGAAGGCTGTGAAGAAAATTTCGTTGGGATCTAATACTGCCATTTTGCGTTATATTAATTTATTCTATTATAAATATTCGTTGTTTAATCTCTTACGCTGGGAAAGTAGCTCCTGTTGGTAAGATGTTGAAATCCAAGTAAATGTATTCAGCTGTTTTAGTAGGCTGGATGTAAATAGCACCGACTAATTGGTTTCTGTCAATTACTTCTGCACTATTGTTTGAATCATCCATTACTACTTTGAACGCGTACAAACCTTGTTGCTGTTGAACTGATTCTAAGTAAGGGTTAACTTGACTTAAAAATGCATTTCTAGTAGCAATAGTATTTTGTTCGAATACTAATGATTTAGAAATTGTGCTAATTCTGTCTTTCAACGCAATTAACAATCTTCTAACATTTACACGATCAAGCGCTGATGCTTGAGTTTGGAGCGTTTTTTGACCGTATACTACAACACCTTGGTTAGGGAATGTAGCAATTGGGTTAACTTTACTTAGGTATAAAGTATCTCTATCTGATTGAGTTAATTTCTTTTCAGCTTTTACTACATCAGATAATCCACCTCTGTTAATACCGGCAGGTGCGAACCAAGGAGCAGCAACTGTATCATTATAAGCATATACTGCAGGGATCATAGTTGAAGCGGGTACCCAAACAAGCTCACCAGTAATAGGATCTACTGTTTGTAACCAAGGCCAGTAAGTAGCAGCGTATGAGTTATCTACTGAAAGTGCAGTGTTTGTAGCTGAGTTTACTGAACCACCATATAATTGGGTATCAATTACTGCAACTGCATCTGCTCTGTTTCTAGTGTTGTTAATTAAGTTTAACAATTGAGCTTGGCCATTTGAATTACCATAAGTTAAACCAGGAATTGAAATTACGTTATATTGATATTCATCAGCATTAGCTAACAATGTAATAGCGTTTGTATAGTTAGCAGCTATTAAACCTTGAGTATTTGAATCGGAAATAGCACCGTAGTATAAGTCACCAGATCCACTATTCAAGTTACCTGTAGCACCACCGAATGTACCACTTGCAGCTACAGGAATTGAAGCAGTGTATTGAGCTTTTGCAATTCCGTTGTTATCAAAGAAATTAGGAGTAGGTTGGTTAACTGCACTTATTAC